ACTATTGCTAAACTTAGAGAAGCAAAAGAGATTCTTGACTTAGCTAGCGTTGATCCGTCAATTGCAAGATACATCGTAGTATCTCCTAAACAGGTTACAGACCTATTAGGAACTACTGAAGTAACTTCAAGCGACTTCAACACAGTAAAAGCATTAGCTCAAGGTGATGTAAGTACATTCTTAGGATTCAACTTTTGTGTATCTAACAGATTGTCAATCGCTTCAAGCAAAAGAAAATGTTTTGCTTTCGCACAAGATGGTCTTGCATTAGCTGTTGGTAAAGATTCAACTGCTAGAATTGATGAAAGATCAGACAAAGGTTACGCAACTCAAGTCTACTATTCTGCTGCATTCGGTGCAACTAGAATGGAAGAAGAAAAAGTTGTAGAAATACTTGCTCACGAAGCATAGTAAATAAATTTTAGGGGGTGAAAGCGAGAGTGGAAACCCCCTAAAGTGCATGAAGAAGATACAAGAATTAAAACCTGTAATACATTTTAAAAAAAATAATTATGTATATAGGTATGTTTTGGTAGACAGATTTCAGAATGATGGCAAAAATCATTATGGATTTGACACCAAAGAAGAGAGAACAACAGAAGAAATTTTTGCCTTAGAAAAAGATAGACAGATAAGGCGAAAGTATATAATAAGGAAATAGTATGGCATCAGTAGTAGACATTTGTAATGGAGCATTAAACCAACTTGGTGCATCAACAATCTTAACACTTACAGAAGATTCAAAGAACGCAAGACTTTGCAACGCAAGATACACACAAGTTAGAGATAGTTTGTTTAGATCTCACCCATGGAATTGTTTAATTAAAAGAGTTGAACTTGCAAAAGATACAGAAACTCCTTCATGGGGTTTTAGTTATCAGTTTACTTTACCTGCTGATTGCTTGAGAGTTTTAACAATTTTAAATTACGATTATGATTATAAGATTGAAGGTAGAAAGATTGTAGCAAATCATGGAACAGTTAAGATACAATATGTTGCAAGAATTACAGATCCCAATCAATATGATGAGTTATTAAGAGAAACAATATCTTCTGCATTAGCTGCTGATATTGCATACGCAGTAACATCATCTAATCCTGTTGCTTCTAATATGTATAATTTATTTCAAGATAAATTAAAAGAAGCTAGATTTGTAGATGCTACTGAAGGTTACAATACTAATCCAGACAATGGTCAAGCAGATGTAATGGGAGCTTCTACTTTTATAAACTCAAGGTACTAACCTATGGCTAGAGTTGCTGTTCAATTAACGAACTTCACAGGTGGTGAACTATCACCAAGGCTAGATGGTAGAAATGATTTACAAAAATATCCCACAGGATGTAAGACTTTAGAAAACATGATTGTGTTTCCTCATGGAAGTGCAGCAAGAAGAAGTGGTACACAGTTTGTAGCAGAAGTAAAAGATAGCTCTAAAGAAACAAGATTAGTTCCTTTTGAATTTAGCACAACACAAACTTATATGTTGGAGTTTGGAAATCAATATATAAGATTTTATAAAGATGATGGTCAAATATTATCTAGTGGTTCAGCTTATGAAATTAGTTCACCATACTTAGAAGCAGAACTATTTGATATTAAGTTTGCACAATCTGCAGACGTTATGTACATTTGTCATCCTAATCATCCAGTAAAAAAATTATCTAGAACAGGTCATACATCTTGGTCATTAACAAGTGTTGAATTTACGAATGGTCCATTTATGGATCACAATATTGAAACAACAACTATAACAGCATCACATACCAATACTGGTCATACAGGAACATTAACTTTATCATCAACTACTGGAGTTAATTCTAATCAAGGTTGGTTATCAACTGATGTTGGAAGATTAATTCATGTACTTGATGGTCATGTAAAAATTACAGGATACACATCATCAACTGTTGTTAATATGGAAGTGTTATCAGATATATCAAGTGGATCAGCTACAACTGATTTTGCATTAGGATCTTTTAGTTCTACTACTGGTCATCCTTCTTGCGTAACTTTCTTTGAACAAAGATTAGTATTTGCAGCAACTTTATCTCAACCACAAACATTATTTTTTTCTAAGTCTGGTGATTATGAAAACATGGATGATAACTATCATGGAACTGTAGCAGATGATGATGCTATTATTTATACTATTGCATCGAACCAAGTAAACGCAATTAGATTCATGACAGCTACAAGAACTTTAATCATTGGTACTGCAGGTGGTGAGTTTGCAGTTAGTGGTGGTGGTACTGATATTGCAATCACACCTACAAACATATTAATTAAAAAACAATCTAACAATGGTGCAGCAAATGTAGATGCTCTAGCTGTTGGTAACGCAACTTTATTTTTACAAAGAGCTAAAAGAAAATTAAGAGAACTAGCATACAACTTTGATGTTGATGGTTACATAGCTCCAGATCTAACTATCCTTGCCGAACATATTTCAGAAGGTGGATTTAAACAACTATCATATCAACAAGAACCTAATCAAGTTATATGGTGTGCTAGAAATGATGGTCAATTAGTTGGTCTAACTTATCAAAGAGAACAGCAAGTAGTTGCTTGGCATAGACATATATTTGGTGGTGCGTTTGGAAGTGGTAATTCAGTTTGTGAAAGTGTTGCTACAATTCCTACAGATGATTCAGAATATCAAACATGGGTAATTATAAAAAGAACAATTAATGGTGCAACAAAAAGATATGTAGAATTTATTAATCAATATGACTTTGATGAAGCAGATGACGCATCATTTAACTTTTTAGATTCACAATTAGCTTATGATGGATCTGCAGTTACAACTATATCTGGTCTTGCTCATCTTGAGGGTCAAACAGTTTCAGTATTAGCTGATGGTGCAACACATCCAGATGTTGTGGTTAGCTCTGGAGAAATAACTTTAAGTAGATCTGCAAGTAAAGTTAAAGTTGGATTAGGTTATACATCATTATTACAAACAATGAGAATAGATGCAGGTTCACAGAATGGTACATCACAAAGTAAAACTAAAAGAATCTATGAGATTACTGCTAGACTTTATGAAAGTATTGGTGTGGAGATTGGTCCAGATCTAGATAACATGGAACGAATACCATTTAGATCTTCAGCTAACGCAATGGATAGTGGTATCAATGTATTTACAGGTGATAAAGAAATAGAGTTTAGAGGTAATTACGAGACAGATGGTTTTATATTTGTAAGACAAAATCAACCTTTACCTTTGACGATACTATCTTTATATCCTAAACTTCAAACTAACGATGGATAGAATATTAAATATAGTGTCATATAAAGCAGAACATGGAGCATACATTATGAAGCAACAAATGAATCATACATTAATGGATAAGGATATGGAGTTTGATGGTAATCCTAGTAACCTAGAACAAGATAACTTAGCATTTACTGGTATGATTTCTGGCAAACCTATCTTTGCTGCAGGTATGAAAATCATTTGGAATGGTGTTGCAGAAGGTTGGGTACTAGCTACTAAAGATGCTTTAGATCATCCATTGCTTATAGCGAAAGCTATTAGAAAAGATTTTGCAAGAATTGCTAAAGAAAATAATATCAATAGAGTTCAAACTGCTGTAAGAGCTGACTATACAACTGGCTTAAAATTTGCTAAGTGGTTAGGTTTAGAGGAAGAAGGATTAATGAAAAAATTTGGCTTTGATGGTTCAGATCAATATATGTATGCGAGGTTATTCTAATGGGTTGGGTATCAGCAGCAACATCAGTAGTAGCAGCTAAACAAGCATCTGCAAATGGTAAATTTAATCAAAGTGTTGCAAATAGAAATGCTTTAATAAAAGAACAAGAAGCAGAAGCTATTGAATCTAAAAAAGAATTAGATTTAGCAAAATTTGATAAACAGTTTCAAGTTCTTGAAGGAGAGGTAATTACAAAAATATCTACATCTGGTGCAGAGCTTTCTGGATCTGGAATGAGAGTAATGAGATATAATGCTGAACAAGCAGAATTAGAAAAAGATATGATAGCTTACAATGCTGAAATTAATAAATCTAGAAAATTTGAAGAAGCTAACTTTGCTAGAATACAAGGTGATATTGCTAAACAAAATGCTAAAATGACAGAACTTTCTTACTATTCAAAAGCAGGAGAATCTTTACTTAAAGCCTACGGATAAATATTATGCCTAAGATACCTACATTTACAGCAGGAAGAACAGAAATGACTACACAAAGTAGTGGTGTTACAAGTAGTGTTCAAATATCTCCAAACTCAACTATAGCTGCTGCATTATTACCTGCTGCAGATGCAGTGACTAATTATGCTGTAAAAAAAAGAGATGCTACAGAAAAACTTGAATCACAAAAGATTGTTTTAGAATTAAAAGCTGAATCAGATAAAATTAAACATTCTCAAAAAGATAACATAAACGAATCAGAAGCTATTGATATTTTTAAAAGAGAATTTGATCCTTTGGTACAAAAAACTTTAGGAAATTTAAAAAACAAAAGAGTTAAAAAATTAGTTACTGATCAAATGCTTTTAGAAAATGCTGAAAATGTTTACACATTAAAAAAACAATCTTTTGAAGCATTTGAAAAAGAAAGTGTTAAAGTTTATAATGATACTCAATCAGCAAATATAGGTAAATACAAAACTTCGGATGATCCTAAGTTAAAAGAAAAATACAAATCTGAATTATATAGAGCTGCAGAGATATATAACGATGCTCACAATCTTGGTGAAAATGATTTAAAAAAAAGAAAAGAAGTTATAGATAATGCTTTATTTATTACAGATGCTGAAGGTTTTATTGGTTCTGATGAAGGAGTTAATTTAATTAAAACAATAGATCCAGGTGATTCAAAGTTAAACAATGAAACTTTTAGTAAAGCAATGTTTGATGTTTATAAAGATAAAATTGAATCATTAACTATTAAGGGTGATCCAGATGCAGACTTTGAACAAGCTCAAGAACTGTTAGTTGAGTTAGAAAAATTTGAAAGATCAAATGGTCATAAAGTTGTTGATGGTGCAAGAGAAAAAACATTTGCTGATTTAAAACAAAAAATATTAACTGAATCTATTGGTCATGATGATCTAGTATTTCAAATTGAACAAGGTGCAGAAGTTGCAGATTATTCTAAGGCTCAAAGATCAGCTCTTGGATCATCATTTTATAATTCTTTAGTATTAGAGAAAAGTGGTGCTACTGCAAAAGCATTAGCTAATGAAGCTCAATCAGAATACGATAAGAGATATGAAACATGGTTAGGTGCTAATAGTGATGCTACAGCTTTTGAGAAAAAACAATATGCTCAAGAATTAAATTTAATGCTAGTAGACAAATATACTGAAATTGAATTACCACAATTAACTACATTTAATTTAGAAAAAAATAAATTTAATGTTCAAAGAGAATTAAATCAAGTTGAACTTGCTGCTTCTTTGTATTATGAAAATCCAGAAAATCCTAATCTATTAAAGTCTCTATCAAAATTAAATGGTTATGTTGATAAAAAAGGCAATCCAGATGTTAATGCTTTTCTAAATTTTTACTTACCTTTAATTAAATCTAGAAATAAAAATTAATTATGACAGAGCTTAGTCAAGAAGCAAAAGATATTCTCTCATCAATAAGAGAATCTAATGAAGCAATTAAACCTGTTAATTCTGGTTTAGTCAAAGAACCAAATGAAGATGATTTTAATTTTTTTCTAACACTTCAAGATATGGCTTTAGCTGTACCTAAAGGTGTTGTTAATGCTGTTGAAGAACAAGGTGATTTTCTAGATGAAAATATTATAAATCTTGGTGGTCTAGAGTTTGGCGATAATGATGGCAGAACAACTTTTAGAGATTTTATACCTAGATATGTTCCACCTTCAAAATGGAAATCAAAAGATAGAAATATAGCTACCTTTGCAAAACCAGAAACCATGGCAGGAAATATCACAGAAGGTGTGTCAAGATTTCTTACAGGCTTTTATGGACCAAACAAATTTTTAAAAGGAGCAGGTTTAACAGGTGGTGTTGTTAAAACAGGATTAAGAGGAATGACAGCAGGAGCTGTTGCTGATCTTACTGTGTTTGATCCAGATGAAGGAAGATTATCAGATATGTTGATTGAATTTGATTCTCCACTATTAAACAATGCTGTTACCCAATATCTTGCAACAGATGAAGATGATACCGAAATGGAAGGAAGATTAAAAAATGTTTTAGAAGGTATTGCTATTGGTGGACCACTAGAAATATTAATGGGTATTAAGGCATTTAAAAGACAGAAAGCAACTCAAAATATTTCAGATAAAAATAAAATTCATAAAGAGTATGGTGCTGCTATTAAAAGTTTACAAGAAGCTAAAAAAAAACAAAAATTAAAACCTATCGATGTTGGTGTTAGAGTTACACCAGATGATAGGGGTAATGTTGGTACTGTAATAAGTATGAAGAGAGGAGCCATAGAAGTTGAGTTTATATCTAAAGATGGAGCAAGAGCAGTTAAAACATTTAAAAAATCAGAACTAAAATCAATAGATAAAACTCCATTAAAATTAGATCCTATTGTTAAAAAGAAAATAGCAGAAGGTAATGCAGCTATTATAAATATAGATCAAGCTATAAAAGATATTGAAATATCTAAAAAAAATGCAAAAGCAAATTCAGAATCTTTTATTTCTAAAATATTAAATGTAAAATCATTTAAGAATGCTAATCAAGTTTTAAAAACTATTGATGATATATCTGATTTATTTGATGACCAAGCAAAAGAATTTTTAACTAATGATGTTTTAAGAAATGATGTTGCTGATGAACTTGCAACAATAATGGCTAGAGATAAATCTGAAGTATTAAGAGCATTACCTAAGGAAGCTGCTAGAGCAAAAGAAGCAGTTATTAGAATGTTGGCAACTAAAAAAATAATACAAGAAATTGCTTTAGATGCAAAAAATTCTGGTGAAAAATATTTAAAAGAGTTTGGTGAAGATGGTACTAAATGGAGTAAAGAAGCTAAAACAGAAGTAGCTTTAAGATCTGCAATCTTGAGAGACACCATTTATTATTTAAAAGAACAAATTAGAGGAGCAGCTCGTGTTACTCAAGCAGGTAATATTCCTGTATCAGCTTCAAAAGGAAATGTATTAGAAGTAGAAAAAATGGCAGACATAGTTAAAAGATTTTCTGGAGATCCTGTTACAATTTCTAAAAAATGGAGAGATGGAAATGTTCAAACTGTTATTGAAACTTCTGGTAAAACAAAAGGTCATAAAGCAATAGAAGTATTTAACTCACTATATATTAACTCACTTCTTTCTGGAATCTATACAAACGCATTAAACATGAAGTCTGGATTATATGAAGCACTTATTAGACCATTAGAACAAATAGCAGGTGGTGCTGTTAGGTTTGATACTAGATCAATTCGTTTAGGTTTTGCTCAATACCAAGGAATGATTATGACTATGGGGGATACAATTAGAGCAACAGGTTTAGCAATAAGACAGGGTGATGCTATTCTTGATCCTTTATCAAGAACTCAAGATAACTTAAACATTGTTGGTGGCAAAGCACAAAGAGCTATTAGTGGAGAAAATTTAGGTTTTGATGGTAGAGCTGGAAAAGCTATTGATTGGATTGGTAATATACTTGAGTTTCCATCAAGACTATTAATGACAGGTGATGAGTTTTTAAAACAAGCAAACTATCGTGGAAGATTATTTCAAAATGCTCTTGATAACACTATGGAAAGAGGTTTAAAACTTTCATCTAAAGAAGGTAAAGAAAATATAGATAAAATTTTTAAAGAAGGATTTGATGCTAATGGTGCAGCAAATGTTAAAGATAATCCTTTTAATAAAGAAGCATTAGAATATGCAAGAGAATCAACTTATACAAATGATTTAAGAGGTGGATCACACAGAAATTGGGGTAGTGCATTACAAGATATGCTAAACAAAAATCCAGAATTTAGATTTTTAGCACCTTTTATAAGAACACCAACTAACCTTTGGAGACACTTTAGTAATCGTATTCCAGGATTAGGATTACTTACAAAACAAAATATGGATCTTTGGAAGTCTGGAGATAGAAGAGCAAGAGCTGAAGTTTTGGGTAGACAAATGTTAGGTATGTCTGCTGCATTCTATGGATACCATTTAGCAACAGAATCTTTAGTAGATAAAAATGGAAATGGTTTTCCAAAATTAACTGGTGCTGGACCATCTGATTTTAGAATTAAAAAAGCGTGGATGGCTCTTGGTTGGCAACCTTATTCAATAGGTTACATTAAAAAAGATGGTTCAATAGGATATAAGCAATATAACAGAATGGATCCTAGATTTTATATTTTAGGAATTATTGCAGACTTAAAAGAAAATGCACAAAATATTAATGATCAACAAAAACAAGATATGTTTACTTCTGCAGCAATGTCAGTTTTTAAAAACGCAACTAACAAAACTTATTTAAGAGGTATTGCAGATGCTATGGATCTTATTGGTGATGGAACAGAAGCTAAATTAGACAGATTTGCAGGTGGTGTTTTTGGTAATGCTATTCCTTATGCTTCATTAAGAAATCAAGGTATACCATATATTTTAGAACCAGATGAAACTGCTTATGAAATAAGAGGATTTATAGATTCAATTAAAAATAGAGCAGGAATGAAAGAAGATTTAGAACCTAAAAGAGATTTTTTAACTGGAGAACCTATTGAGAAAACACCAAACAGTTTATATTTGAATCCAGATGGAATATTATCTTACTCATCTATATTTCAAGGATTTAGTTTAGTAGGTAGAGAAACAGAAGTTAAAGACAATCCTGTTTTATTCGAGGTTGCTAGACTTAAAATACCAATGGTAGAACCTGCTAAAATTAAATTTAAAACAGTAGATTTAACAGAATATAAAATTGATGGTCAATCTGCTCATAACTATTTACTTGAAAGAATAGGTAAAACAAAAAATGGTATGGGTGAAACTTTAATGCAAAGACTAGATAGACAATTTAAAAGTTATTCATATCAAAGACTTCAAGAAGGTGATGTTAATTATGATGGTGGTAAAGAATATCAAATTAAAAAAATCATAGAGAACTACAAAAAAAGAGCTGAAAGAGATATGTTATTAAAATATAAAAATCTTGCTAAAGACATTAATAATGCTAAAAAGAGAAAATACAAGAAAAGAGGAGTTAAAACAACCATGGATGAAAGCGATATTCAAAGACTTTTACCATAATATATTGTTGATTAATAACTTAAATATATATAAAGAGATAACAATATGACAATATCATCTACTACAGTAAAGAACTCCTACTCTGGAAATGGTACTCTAGATACCTTCAACTATACATTCAAAGTATTCGCAGATGCTGATCTTCAAGTTATTATTAGGGATGCGTCAGCTACTGAAACAGTTAAGACTTTAACTACACATTACACAGTAACAGGTGCAGGAAATGCTAATGGTGGAACTATTGTTTTCACAACTGGTAATATTCCAACTAATACAGAAACTGTAGTTATAAGAAGAGCATCACCACAAACACAAGCAATCGATTATATTGCTAACGATCCATTCCCTGCTGAAAGTCATGAAGAAGGATTAGATAGATCTATGATGGCTATTCAACAGCTACAAGAAGAAATAGATAGATCAATTAAATTATCAAGAACAAACACAATGACATCTACAGAGTTTGCTGTTGGTGCAACTGATAGAGCAGGTAAAATTTTTGGTTTTGATTCTAATGGTGAACTTGTTGTATCTCAAGAGTTAGGTACATTCAAAGGTAACTGGTCTGCATCAACTACTTATTCTGCTAGAGACATAGTTAAAGACACATCAACAAATAATATTTTTTTAGCTAACACAGGTCATACATCTTCTGGTTCACAACCATT